ATTTTGAAACAAAATTGGGGTCTGTCAAGTTGTACACGAAACCTTTCTTGTCACTCATGTGTTATTTTTGAAGATTTTTAAATCGGGACAAGACTGCGACCGCCTCATATAGGGGAAAAAGGTCAGAATCACGTGGAGAGGGAACTTGGCCCGTGGATTCATTTACATAATATCAGGTGTCACTTTGTCTTCACGGACTTCGACAAAAACGGGGAGGAACATCGACTTGGCCTTGGTCTTCTTGTCGGTGATCAACGCGTTGTACTTGACGGCCACGATTTTGCCTATGTACTCCGAGGGGTCCTTGGACCGGTCCTCGTCACTGAGACCCGTGCCGACCGCAGCCGTGACTGTGCCTCCGGCCGAGGCCACCTGAAGAGAGCCTATTTTGCCCTCATATTTGCCCGTTCCCGGGAGGATACCTGTGACTATGAGGTCGGCCTCAAGCTCGGCCTTCATCTTGACCTGGTGCTTGACCCTTTTGTCCTCCCACGGGCCCCTGGGATCCTTGAGGACTAGCCCCTCCTCGCCCTCCGCTAGCTTTTGTTGGTACAGGGTCTGAGCCTCATCCATCGAATTCACGATCGAAATAGGGGCGATCCGGACCCGCTCCAAGTTCTGAGCGTGGAGCATCAAGTGGCGCTCGCGGTACCCGGTGGAGCACTTGCCCGCCCGGAAGCTCGCGAGTGGGATAATGTCCCAGACGACCGCCCGGATCTGGTGGGCCAGACCCCGCGTTCCCGTACCCTTTTGAAACTTGGTCAGGAGGCCGTTGCCCGTTTTGCGGTCCAGAGTCTCGCCGTTGGGCCCCGTCATCAGGAGCTCGCCGTCAAGCACAAAGTCCTGACCGGCCGCGAGAGCGAGCACGTCCTTATCGAGCGCCTCGAACAGCTCGAGCTCCTTACCGACTCGAGTCCGGTACGTGACTTGGCCGTTTTCCACGACGGCGTTGAACCGCATGCCGTCACACTTGGTTTGGGCCAAGCACGGGAAAGCGATTGTGCCCGTGCTTACGAGCATACACGGCCACGAGAGCTTCAGATCAGGCCAGATCTTCTGGACCGTGGACTCACTGACACCGCACCGCAGGTTCCGGCCGAGTACACGGCGCACGACCTCGCGGTCACTGGTTTCGAGGGCGCCAAGAGCCAAGGCCAGGCGTTCACGCGCCCAGTTCCCGCGGATAACCCGACCGGCCAAGCCAACCTCGAGCATCTCAAAGGTCGACTCGAGGTCGGTCATAGGACCGCCGGACCTGGCGTCCGGAACCGCCTTGATGTAAAAGTTGATACTTGGATCGAGTGCCAGACGGAAGGCATTCTTCAGCGTCTGGTCCCCCTTATTTTCGTTCAAAATTGCCTCCTTCTCGAGACGGCTGCTGGTCGCCTCGAGACGGTCAAGGATGGAGAGGATGCAGCTCATGTTTTTTGAGTGATTGCTGATGGCGTCTCTAGACCCTCTTGTTCACACAACTTAAAACCTTGACCCGCCTCATGACTACGATGGAGGACCTACTCGAAAACATTTCAAAAAAGATTTTTTCGATTCTTGGACCTGGATACAGTGAACGGGTCTATCATAACGCGTTCGAAGTTGAACTTCGCCTGCAGGGTCTAAGTTACGAGACGGAAAAGATACTTCCCGTGACTTACCAAGGATACACCATCGGAAATCTACGGGCCGACCTCGTGGTCGCCGGACAGGTCATCGTCGAACTCAAGTCTATAGGCCGTCTCAAAGATGAGTTCCGGACGCAGGCCCGCAACTACATGCGACTCACGGGGCTCAGGAGTGCTCTGCTCGTAAACTTTCCCTTGGCGGGAAATGTGATAGAGGTCGAGCGCCTCGAGGCCTGACGGGCGCGTTTTTTCTCGGTAAGTTCTATGAAGGAGCAGTCGTGGTTCGACGCCGAAGAGACTTTTCTGGCCAAGATTGAAAAGCAGTGTAATTCATACAACAAACACTACTCTCAGGAGTATACATTTTATAACAAATTGTCTTCACGTTTTAACATTCCCATCCTTGTCGTTTCGGCCGTGAACGCCCTCACGGCCGTGGCCCTCAACTCCTTTATCCGTCAGGAATATGTGAGTGTTATGAACGCCATCTTGTCCGCGGGCACCGGAGTCCTCGGCTCGATCCAGCTGTACCTTAAGCTAAACGAAAAGATGACAAAGGCGCTGAGTGCGTCTATTCTCATGAAGCGCCTGGCCCTCAAGATCTCCAAGGAACTGAGTATAGACAGGGAACAGCGCGTCACGGACGGTCAGGCCTTTCTTCAGGAGTGCTTTGCCGAGTTCAATACGGCGATAGAGCAAGGTAATCCCATAGAAAAGACCCTTCCGAACCACGTGACGGTCAACCCTGAAGAACCCAAAAGCAAAGGAGGGCTCTCAGGTTTCGTGGCGCGCATGGGGACCCCGCGGGCCAAAAGTGAAGAGAGTCTGCGCACGTTGGGCACACGTGCGAAGATGCTCTGGGGTACTATTCAGACTCAGACGCCTTCGGAAGCCTCAGACGATCTTAACGAAATTTATGTTTCTTCAAATGTTCACACTTCTTGAGAAGCGTATTTCCACACATACCCTCCAGAGGACTTTATACGCCCTTTGAGACAAAAGCATATTCCAGATCTTTGACAACCGAGTTCACTAGCAGCGTCGGCGAGGGAGCCAAATTCTTTTATAAAATTACCATCTTTGTCAAATTGATGGATAGCCACGGCCTTTTTAGAGTCTTTACCTTTTGGCTTTTCACGTCCTTTCTGAGCCTCGGACATCCTTTGACGTGTTTCTTCAGACTTTGGGACCCCTTTCATAGTTTCACTCGTTTTTTTGCGTGTCTCTTCGGAGATGATTCGACCCTTGAGAGCATCACTCAACTTTTGTCGAGTTTCTTCACTCATTTCCTTTCCAAAATTTGGATTGTTTTCACCTGACATGAGTTCCCTGAAGCGAATCTTACGTTCCTCGGTCCACTGAACTCCTGTATGTCCCAGTCCTCCTGGTGCCGTGTTGTATGGAGGTTTCAAAAGAGAAATATAGTAAGGTTCCCTTTCATTCATCCAAGTCTTGGCCTCTTGTTTCGTCTCGAACTCCCGGATCTCCACGTCTTCGATGGTGAACATATCCACTCCGTACTTTCTCATAGACCTGTAAAGACGGGAGTCAACGTCTCCCCGGTTCGCTTCGCACTTGTGACTCGTGAAACGCTGACTGAGAGTCTTGTAGGTCTGGCCTATATAAAAGTTCCCGTTCTCGAGGTTGTCTATCCTGTAAATTCGTCCCGTGTATACCATTTAATAGGAGACAACATTTGTTTTCAAGCCTCGAGAAAAGTCAGACCTCCTCTTAATCTCAAAACGAGATGGATCGTCGAATCTTTCTGCACGTTGAAATCAGCAAGTGTCCTATCATCCTCAAGTTGCTTGCCCGCGAAAATCAAACGCTGTTGGTCCGGAGGGATGCCTTCCTTGTCTTGGACTTTCGCTTTCACGTTCGCGATGGTGTCGCTGGACTCCACCTCGAGCGTGATCGTCTTGCCCGTGAGCGTCTTGACGAAGATCTGCATCCTTTCTTATTATAAAGTGCCACTATTTTTTAAGCGCTTGTGTATGAAACGAGGCCGGAGAGTCGCGGGAGTCACGGCCCACGCTGCACGCGAGACGGGCCGGAGCCCGGCGATGAACTTGGCCGTTTCGCGTTTTCGAGAATAGATCCTTTGGGTCTCTGTGATTCGCCGAACGTTTGCGTTGGCCGGGAGTTTATTTATGAGGTTCCACTTGCTCGTCTTGGGGTTCTCGGCGATGGCACGCAAGACTCTAGGCACAGTCACGCGCGGCCTCGGAACCTTGAATCGGAACCTGCGCGCCTCAGGCAAGAATGTTTTTTTGATGGTTCCGGGCCTTGGATGACGCGCACTCGCTCGGGCCGTTGGAAAGGCAGACCTGAGTCTCCTGAGACCTGTCGTCACGGGTCCGATCACGCCGCCTCCCGGAGAGTTCACGGGCGTTCTATTCTTTACGTAATCTGGGGGAGGCAGGCACGACGACACGATGTAGACTCCACGTCCCAGAGTCTCCATGATGTCCTCCATGGTCCGTCGTTCTCCTTTACGGATCGTGGTGTAAATTTCACCAAGTTCCGGAAGTCCCTCCCATCTCAAGTTCGGTTCATTCTCTACTATGGCCCGACGCAGGGGGAGGCGTCGGACGTATCCAAAACTAGGCAAACTCTTATTTTCAAAAACAACAGACATGTTCGGGTACCGGTCCCCTTCGAAATACGTACGGGCCAAGATGTCCCCGTGATGGACACCCGCCTTGCCCGCCTCGCCCCGAAAGAAATTTTCGAGACTCTTGTTACTTCCGAAATAATGCGCGGCTATTCTTCGCCCGGCTGTGATGTACATGCACTTTCCGGGCTCGGCCAAAAATATCAAGACGCGGCCCTTGGGGACCGTCTTGTAGACGGCGTTGGAGAGATTGGCCAGAATACCGTGGCCCTCGACCCACCGAGCGCCATGGGCCCTCCATGTCTGTACGATCTTGTCCTCGAGTTCTTGGGCCGTTTTCGAGCCTCTCGTCCAAGGAGGACTCATTACTACTAGTACACAGTAAAATTATCTTGTATGTAAGGCACGACGCACTTTGTGAAACGTGCAGATATGGCCCGCAATTCATCGTTTACATGAGTCCGAAGATTGCGAAACTGTGCAAGAGTCCCCTCCGTGTCCTGGCTCTGCATGAGACCCTGAAACAGGTCTGTCGCGACGGCTTGCCACATTTCAAGCACCTGACGTATTTCCGTTTTCTTCTGTGTCGCCTTTTCGCGTTGTTGAAGTTTCGCTTTGAAAATGTCCTCACCTATGTCCTTGATCATGTACTTGACACGAAGGTCTCTGTTGTCGTTAATCCGATCTGTTCTGTACCTATTTAGGACCACGTAGTGGACATGGGTCCACATACGGTGGATGGTCATGATGTCACGGTCGCGCGTCACACGATTCACTTCGCGCCAGTCTGGGATACCACCGCAGGGCATGTCTCCGGGCTCTCGCGCGAGACCACCGTTGTTCCTCATCCACTCGTAATAGTGCGGGTTGTGGACCCGGCCCGTCTCTATGGTTCCACGACGCCAACTGAACGCCGTGTGACACTGGGTACAGAACATCTGGTCGCACCCATCAATCTTGAAAATGACCGAGGCGCACTTGGGACACGGTCGCGAATCCTTGGCCAGGAGCTGGGCCGTCGCCACAGAGTTGGGATCGCATGTATGTTCCACGTTCTTTTCCGGGCCCTTGACCTCGTGACACTCGGGGCAGGTCCAGTTTTCGCAGAGCCCGCACTTCCACGCGGAACTCAAAAAGCCTTTGCACCCGCCAAAAGGACACGCGCGAACGAATTGGCGACGGTCAGCCGTGCCCGCGGCTGATCCATCACGGTTATATATCGAAATGCAGTACTCATAGTAAGAGATTTCGCATTTCACAATACTGATCTTCTTCTCAATCTCGAACCATAGACGGTGTTTCTCGAGACGGCCCTCGAGTTCCGATGAAAGGCTTGCCCGTACGGCCATCTCGGCCGGAGTGACTGAAGAGAGTTCTACTTGTTCCTTTTGAAACGCGGCCACTTGGGCCTGGCAATTGGCAATAAGAGTACGGTAATGACGGATCTTCTTCTCGACTTCTACGAAAGGCTGGGTCGCGGGTAAGAGGCTACGCTCGCGCTCGAAGAGGAGGTCCTCGCGGCGCCTCTTGAGTTTTGAATTTACAAATTTCGCGGTGAATGCAGCGACGATGGTCGCACGGCCCCACCCTTTGCGGCACGACATACAGTGAGGGTCCTCGGCCGTTTCGAGAATGTATTTTTCGGTACATGTGGAGCACGCGCTAAAGGGACAATAGGGACACTTTATGCTTCGACGGGACGAATTGTTAAACGGTTCACAACACACATCACACATATCTTACTTGGGGTCCTTTTCTTTTTCCCGAGGTCGTCTGGGGATGGGTCGCTTCTGCGGTGGCACGTACGTCGGCGGGGACCCGTAATCCGGCGGGTCGGGCAAGGGAGCATCATCGGGTTCATCGGCCCAGCGGGGCGTTTTCTTGACCTGTGGGGGCTCCATATGAATTCTAAGTCATTTTCTTTTTAACAGCTTTGATCACAGTTTTCTTTGGCGCCTTGATGGTTCCGGGCCAGCGTCTATCAATCTCGGCCTGGAGTTCCGCCGAGTGTTCCACTTCCCAATTCCTCTTGGCCTGAATACGCGCGAGGGCCTCTTCCGAGTACCCGAGTTTCCTGTACTCTTCGATGGGGATCCGAGACCCGTACGCGGCGACGAGTTTCACGAGGGCCTCGGGGTCGGGCCGAAAGGGGACCGGGGCGGTCTGACGCACGGGACGGGGATGCGCATCGAACCATGCACGGGAACGCTCAAGGTACGCTTCACGGGCCTCGGGGGCCATGTGCCGCGCCACGAGTTCATAGTCGACGGTCGGGACCCACTCGCGTTTGGGGCGGGGCCGCGACGGGGCCAAGCGAAGGATCTGTTCCATCTTTGGGGAGACAAGAAACGGGAAATCTCTAGTTGGGCACAGTACTCATATTTCACTCTTCATCAAACTCACTCTCAAGTCCCTCTTCGTACTCCTCGGCCTCGAACTCCAGGGGGTTGCCGTGCGTCTGGCACAGGTCGCAGTCCTCGTGCATCTCCTCGTCGGGCTCGTGCTTGTGGACGGGCTCCGTCTTGGGCTCCTCCAGAGAGGGCGGCGGGGGCGCCACGGTGGCCGCCTGCTTGGCCGGAGCGGACGCCTCCTGCTGCTGCTTCAAGTGGCGCTTGCAGAAGCACTCACCCTTGAGTGCCGCGAAACTGCACGGCCCCTTCTTGGCCGTGGTCGCCTGGCACTTGGAAGGCACGTTTTGGCCCTCCAGGGCCACCTTGGCCTTGCGCGGCTTCTTGGTAGGCACCTTGATGGCGTCCTGAGCCGCCTCAAAATACTTGGCCTTGAGCTCCTCAACGGGCAGATTGTACTCGGCGGCGATGCGCTCGACAAACACGCGGTCGCGCTCGCGGACCAGAGCGTCACAGGCGAGAGCGAACTGGGAGGCCATTTGTGTTTTTTGGTGAAGAGGAGGTTGGGTTGCGGGGGCTCTTGGTCACACAACTCAACTTCCCGTGGGTCTGTTTTTGTGATTTAGGGTAAGGTCTCTTTGGGCTCTTGGTCACAGAACTTGTTTTTCAGGCGGCCAGCTGCTTCACGAGGGCGTTCACGGACCGCGCGCGGTTCTCCGACCCCTTGAGATGGCCCGTCTGTATCTTGTGTAGAAGTTTGCGCGATTTGAGCGCCACGGGCAAGAGCTTTTTGTAGTTTCGGCCGTGCCGAATGATCACCTTGGAGAATTGGTTCACGCGGGCCACATTCTTCTGGCCTTTTTCAATTTTTTTGCCCGTCAAGGGATTACGAAGCGCCACGGGGCCCTTGTACAGGAAAGAACCCGAGAGGATGGCCAGGGCGTCGATAAACTGGTACTTTATCTTTTGGATCGGAATGCCTAGATTCTTTGAGAATCTCTTACTGAGCCAGGCGCGGGACGCGTTAGGGTACTCGGCCAAGGCACAGTCCGCCACATCGACGACGTTCCGGCCGAACAGGACCTGCCAGGTATGCACGAGGTACGTGCGTCTGCGCGTGGCCGGAACCTGAAGGACGGGGTTCAGACGGCCCTTTCCGAGCGGGATCATCCTATACGTTGCATTCGCTCCTTTGTAATTTTTGTTTATAAAATTGACAAATCCTTGCATGTGCCTAAGCATGTACTTGTACATGGCGGTCTCCTTGCGTTTCAGAACCTTGAGAGACGTCACGGGGCGCGGGACGGCGAAACTCAGGTCAAAGTCCGACGTCTTGCGGATGAGCTTGGGGACGCGTCCGAGCTGGCGCAAGTACTGATTGACCGCTTGGCCGCCCGTACAAAAGACGACAAACTCGGGACTCGGCCGCAAGAGCCCGTGATGTTTCTTCGAGTACTCGAGGAAAAGGCGCGACACGTTCTGAGGGAACAGGAGTTGGCGCCGGGCCAGGACCGGAAGACGGTCCCGGGCCCGCTCTATCTTTTGGTACGCGTTTGTGAGCATAATTTCAGACTGAAAATGACCATCATGAAACACGGACTTTTTCCGGGACGCGTAGTACCCATCGTATCCGTGACGCGTGAGAAATTCCCGTGCGAGGTACATGTCCATGATACGATCCAGGTCGGTCCAGGACGCGCGCTGACCGGGAACACCCCGTGGGACCCTTTTCGGAAGGTTTGCCGTTCGGGCCCCGGCATGCTTCTTGAGTTTATTGACCTGGACACTTAGAGTCGTCCGAGTCCCGAATGCAAGTTTTATCCGCGTCTTGGTCCGAGGGTCGAGTTCGGGTCCGTCCAAAAGTTTTTTAATATTTTCATGTGTCATTTCGAACAGTCTGAGTGTCTTTTTGACGCGGTACGGACAGACCTTTCCGTACTCTTTCGCGAGGCCTGGCTGATCAGTCAGATAAAAGGCCCGAAGATTCTTGAGGAGTACGTCACAGTTCACAGGGAGTCCCTTGTACAGGACCGTCCCTGAGGGCACGAAAACCTCGGAGTAGAGCCCCATCTAGTCTAATCGTTGAAAATTATCTGAAATGGTTTGGAACCGTAAATGGCCGCTGCGTATCCGTAGGTCGAAAATCCAACGAGGTCGGACCGACCGCCCGTCACGTATATGACTGGGCACATGGACAAGAGGAACCAGACCAGATACACATCCTGAAGATTTTTGACTGTTTGATTCTCTGCCCAGAGCGTTTGAGGGGCCGTATGTGCGTACTGTGTCTCGTGCATGACCACCTTGGGACCGAAAAGTTTCTTGAGCTCTTTCTTCGTACTCGGAGAGTCTGACGTCACATAGACCTTCCCTGGTGCGCGCCGAATCACCTCTTTGAACTTTTCAAGACCGGCATCTGAACAAAAGTAATGATTAGAAGTTTTTGCCCGATCGTCACAGTACATGGTCGAGTCGGGTGAGTAGGACCCGCGCCGAATATTCACTGCGCACGAAACGCCATCGAGCACGTGTTTCTCGGCTTCTATGAGTCCCTGAAGGTACGGCGTGGGCCTAATAATGTCACGAATTCGAGGGTGGATGTTCTCTACGGTAAACTGATTGATATAGAGACCGCCCGGAGGGTGTTGGGCCCCCTCCGTGTCCACGATCGTGAATCCATGGAGCTCTACGCAATTTGAAAACTCATAGTCGAGAATAGACTTGTGTACGTATTTGACCTGGCCAAGAATAGCGGCCAGGTCAAGAACGAGGTTTCCGAGACCTGGGTGATGTTTATTTCTGTAGTAGACCACGTCCATTACAATTTCATTTCTGTTAAAAAAGCGAGCATTTGACGCGAGCACAGTTCCTTTTCTTCGCGGATTCTCTGTACGTATGCATTCTGGGCATCGAGGAGCTCGTCGTATCTTTCGAATCCGTTTCTGATGTGTCCTATGAGTTCCTCGACCGTGCACGCCTTGGTCGTCAAGGGCACGTCCTCGAAACACTCGGCCGTACCGGCCGTATTCGTCACGACGATACACCCTAGGAGCGCCGCCTCACGTGGTATGCGGTCCCGGCCCGGGTGAGACCCACAATCGACATAGACTTTCGTCTCCTTGAGTGTTTCTATGACCTTTTCACGAGTCAGACCGAACAAAGGAACGCCCGGGACCCCGAGCTGACCAGCGATTCGGTCTTTCACGGGATTCCATGCAATCTGATTCTTTTTGTTCGAGCGGTCCCAGGTCTGAGTGAGGTACTCGTCATTTATGTAGTCACACACGTCGAAGCACCGCGGCTCGACCCCAAGTTCCTTGGCCCGGGCCAAGACGTCGCGCCGGGCCCGAAACGATTGAAACATGTGCGTCACGTCAGGGAAAGAAAGGTAATGATCGAGTCTGGGAAGACCTGAGGTGATGGAGAGCCACGCCACGACTACACGGATACTCTTGTATTTTTCTCGAATTTCAGAAACGGTCACGACTTCGGGTATGACCAAAAGGTTTTCGGGCCGGTCTTCAATTTCGAACGCTCTTTGGACGAGCGAGTATTCAGGGAACAAGACGGGACTCGAGTCCGTGAGTTTCGTGGCCAAAGGGTGCGGGACGTCTGACGCGTCCGTGTAGTACATGAAGGCCTGAGACCCATGGGTCCGGGCCCCGTGACACATCTGATGGAGGAACTCTGGTCCGCCTGTCCGAAAATACGGGCACCAAAAATAGACCTTCATAAAGTTTCGGCAAAGTACTCTTTTAAGTTTATGAATTCGTCCCGAGGGTCGGAGCGAACCTCGAGAACCTGGCGCCTGATCTCGTCAAAGAGGTTCCAGGCCAGGGGCAGAAACGTGAGCGATTGGTCCGGGGCCGTCTCGAGCCACGACTTGGGGACCACAGGGGACCTCTGCCCGGGGCTCCACCGCCCCTGCTTCAAGGGATTATCATCGATGATGACCTGGGGACGGACTCCTACAAAGTTCAAGAGCGTGTTGCCTTTGGCGGCCGCCCCGTACGCCACGACGTAGGCCCCAGCGAGCCGTCTCTTGAGACGCGTCTTGAACTCGAGGCACTTGACGGCCCATGCATCGTAGAGCGGACCGTCGTACAGGCCCTGGGCACGCTCCCGTTCCATGAGTTGCGCCACGTTGGCTGAAGGCGGTCCTTGGCCAAGGATGAACATGTAGCTCGTCCCATGGATCGGAGTCTTGAGAACGTCCATGAGCACGAGCCCTGCACGATCAGCAAGTTTCTGGAACGAAAGAATATTGAAAAAATTAATGTGCTCGTGATAAATCGTGTCAAACTCCCCGTTCAGGACCATATCCGCCTGACTCGTCTGTATATAGATTCGAGACTGTGCGTGCGTCACGCGTTTCATGTTTTTCAGAGTCCCCAAGGGGTCTCTTTGGTGCGCAAATACATTTTGGGCATTTACGATGTCGAAGAGGACGCCCGGCTCGTACGAGTCGCCAAAGTACCCGAGTGTCACGTTGTGCTTCTTTGAACTCAGGGGCCAGAGGTTTTCGGCCGGGTCCACACCCCACGTCTCAGCCCCGCGGAGCTTGAACATGTCGAGCTGAGTCCCATCGTTGCACCCCACGTCCAAGACTTTTTGACCTGGTTGAACGCCCGTAAACTCGGCGAACCAATCGAGGTACTTTCTGTACGTGCCACTCGTTCCACTCACATACAGATAGTGCTTGAACATGAGGTCCGGGTCGATAAAATAGTCAAGCTGGAGATGGCAACACTCGCGGCACCGCACGACGGCCAAGGGCCACGTCTCCTCTCGCTCATCCGGAGACGACCTGAAATCGTTTGCTAGTGGCTGGTTCCCAAGGTCCAGACACGGAACGAGACTCGGGGATCCGCATGCCAAGCACGTCACCATCTATTAAAAAGAAAGCGTGAATTTTTAAGTAGTCACGATGTTCGGAAGAGTTCTTGTGACGGGTTCTTCAGGTTTCGTGGCCCATCACATAGTTTCTAAGCTCCTTCGCGAGACGGATGTGACTGTGACTGGTCTCGACCGATTGAACTATTCTGGAAATTTAAACAGAATTTCTGAAATTTTGGAGCCCGAGATGCAGGGACGGTTCCGGGTCCTACACCATGATCTCCGGTCCGAAGTGAATGAGCCTCTTATGAAACAGCTCGGGGAGTTTGACTACATCATCCATGTTGCCGCGAGCAGTCACGTGGACCGAAGCATAGATCAGCCCGTGAATTTCGTCCTCGATAATGTCCTTGGGACCTGTCACATCCTTGACTTTGCTCGGAAGCAGAAAAATTTAAAAAAGTTTATTTATTTTTCAACGGATGAGATCTTTGGACCTGCACCACCCGGTGTATCTTACGATGAGTATGACCGGTACAACTCGACCAACCCGTACTCGGCGGCCAAGGCGGGCGGTGAGGAGCTCTGCGTCGCGTTTCGCAACACGTACAAGGTCCCCGTGATCATCACGCACACCATGAATATATTCGGTCCGAGACAACACCCTGAAAAGTTCATACCTTTGTGCATCAGCAAAGTTCGGGACGGTGACAAGATTATGATTCATTCTGACTCGACTCGGACGATTCCGGGCAGTCGCCACTATATTCATGTGGAGGATGTGGCCGACGCGATCCTATTTATTCTACGCGAGGATCCAGACCCTGAAATGCCCGGGTACTGTCCCAAGTTTAACGTGGTCGGAAAGGAAGAGGTCGACAATCTGACCCTTGCGCAGTACATCGCCGAGGCGGTCGGTAAGACCCTGAGGTACGAGCTTGTCGATTTTCATTCGTCGCGCCCAGGACATGACCTGAGGTACGCCCTGTCTGGTGAGCGCCTTCGCAAAGCGGGCTGGGAGCCGAAGATCAGTCTCCGAGAGCGCATCAAGGATGTCGTCCAGTGGTCCCTTGCGAACGATCACTGGCTCTATTAAAGTTGAAAATAATTAAACTGTTATTATGTTTCGACCCTGGGACGTAAAAGGGCCTCCCAAAAAGAGATACGGCCCGATATCGGGGGATGGTGGGTACGTTGTCCTCGACTCGGCGTTTGGCGCCCGTCACTTGTTAGGTTACGGAGTGGACAAGGATGTGACATTTGAAAATCAGGTGACAGAAGCGTGGGGAATTGACGCACATGTGTTTGATCACACAATCGATAAAGTTCCTCCACTTGGTTCGAGGGTCACGTATATAAAAGAGGGTGTTGGCACGCCACCTCTCGTGCCGCTCGCTACACACGTCTCTCGATATGTACCAGACGGGGACTATATACTCAAGATGGACATAGAAGGATGTGAATGGGACATCCTTGACACTGCAGATCTGTCACGAGTCACGCAGCTGATCCTCGAGATACATGATCTCCAAGAGGACCGGACTGAAATTATCAAAAAAATTAATAAAAATTTCGTTCTAGTCCATGTTCACGGGAACAACTGTCACAATCAACCATGGATATTTATTGATAGGATTCACAAGTTGCCTCGATATTTGGAGTGCACATGGGTCCGTCGGGATCTCGTGACGGTGCTGGAACCGAGCATCACGTCATTTCCTACACCACTCGATGTGAAATGTCGAGGAGACGCGAATGATCTCGTACTCGATTTTTGGAAACAAAAGTGTCCGCCTGTGTCCTTCGTCTCGGAAGACTCGAGCCACCGCGATTTCCTCGCAGCAATCGTCACACCCGAAGATGAAATTGTTTCGGAAGAATCACGAGCGACGCATGACCTCTTGTTTTTTCTCAAAAAAGGGGATATCTTTCCGTACCAGATCATACTTTCTCTCCATGAGTTTCCGACGACTACTATGTTTCCAGTCGTGTACAACGGTTCTTTCGTTCTATTCGAGACTCGTTTCGTCAAAAGAAGTTCGACTCAAGTTGTACAAGCTCAAGCGCATATTTGTAACCTAAAGGCTTTGAGATATTCCAATCCATGAAGGTCGTTGTGAGTCTGACGAGCACCCCGCCCCGGTTTCAGTACCTCGGACCCGTGCTCGAAGCCCTGGCCCGCCAGGCGTGTCACGAGGTCTGGCTGAACGTGCCCCGGAAGTACGGGCGCTGGCCCGAGTGGGACGGCGCGACGGGAGTGCCCGAGCCGACGGACCCGAAGATTCACGTGAATCGGGACTGCGAAGACTTTGGACCCGCGACCAAGTTTATCGGTCCTGCGCTCCACCTCGGGCCCGAGGACCTCATAGTCTATGTGGATGACGATACGGTCTATGACGAGCGGCTCGTCACGAATCTTCTGAAGTGGCACAGGCTCGATCCCAAGAGTGCATGGGGTCTCTCGGGATTCAACTTTGAACAGTACTTCAAGGGTCAGTACCCTCGGCAACACGGTCAGCCCGTGGACGTCCTTGAAGGGTACGGATCCGTACTCGTCAAGGCGGGCTGGATCCAACAGGTCCTCCCCGAGTTCAAGGAGTTGCTCGAGGTGACTTGGCACGATGATATGATTCTGTGCAACTTGCTCGAAAAGGCGGGCCTGAAGCGCAAGACGGTCTATGTGCCCGATGCGAACGTCGGACAGGTCCGCCAGCTCCAGTACGGGTTCCAGGAGGATGCGCTCCACCACGTGGCCGGAGGTTCACACCAAACAAACAATTTAAAAATTTTGAGAGATTTCGAAGCTAAAGGAAAGTTGTACTATAAGTACAAATGCTCGTAGACACGTTCATGTTCTACAACGAGCTGAGTGTCCTCGAACTTCGCCTAGAGGTTCTCGACAGGTACGTGGATCGTTTCGTACTTGTCGAGTCCGAGGTGAATCATGTAGGTGGGCCCAAGGAGCTCTTTTTTCAGAACAACAAGGACCGGTACTCCAAGTGGCTCCACAAGATTACGCACGTTGTGGTCACGGCCGAAGAGTCTCCCAAGGATGAGAACCCGTGGTCGCGCGAAAAGTACCAGCGTGAGTGTATCCTCCGGGGCGTTCAGGACGTCCCGGATGGGTCCATCGTCATGGTCAGTGACGTGGATGAAATTCCGGACCTGAGAGTCGTGCCCTTCGAGAGACTGCCTCACGTCCTGAACTCGGTCCATATGTGGATGTTCGAGTACTCGCTCGATTACCTGTTTACGGGCGAGCCCTGGTTCGGCACTGTGATCACGACCGCCGAGCTCTTCAAAAGGGTCGGGCCCAACGCCCTCCGAGACGGCCGGTGGAAGTTCCCCTGTATTCAGTGGGCCGGGTGGCACTTGAGCAGTTTCGGCAATCCCGAGCACGTGTGCAACAAGATGCAGACGTATGCGCACGGGAAAGATCCGCATCATGCGCTCATGACACCTCAAAAGTTCAAGTTCCTCATAGAAGAGGGTATTCACACGGACGGTCACACGCCGCTCAAGAAACGGCCTGCGGAGGTTCCTCTACCAGCACCTGTCGAAGTTCTACAACGACTTGGTCTCTTGAAAGACCCATGAATTGAGCCTTGAGACGCAACAGTTCCCCGATGATGTCCCTACTGAGCCAACGTAAAAGTTTTCGTTTTTGTTTTATATTATTGAGTGGATTCGTCTTGTCGAGGAGTCCTTGACACACGGGCCACGTCACTTCTCGAAGTTCACCAAGCTCGCCCTCGAGATTATCGAGTCTCTCGAGGATGTGCTTATGAAATGGATCCATGGTAGTAGTACTACATGAAGTGCCCCACGTCTTTAGTGTCGCATTCGTAATTGACGCACACGGCCGCTCCGAGTGCAAGGAGAATACCGAGCCACTGGATCCAGTGATCAAACTTTTCGCCAAACACGAAATAGGCTGTGAGGGCCCCGCCTATCACGATCATCGCCTCCCACATGATGCACGTCCACATCATGCTCTTGGATCCCAGGCTCTTCACGAGAAAGAATATGACACCCAGGTACGCCAAGAGTCCGAACACGAGGTTCCTTTGGCGCCCGTGATCCGCGAACCATTTCAGGTGCGTGTTTCCTATGAGTTCAGAAATAGTCATCATCAGGACATTCAGGACCGTCATCTACTTTCGTTCCTGATAAAAAATTAAAACTCTTTTTGAAAAATGATTGCGGCCCTGATTACTGGCGTGACGGGCCAAGACGGGAGTTACCTGGCCGAGTTTCTACTCGAGAAGGGCTACGCAGTCTATGGGCTCAGTCGATACTGTTCCGAAAAGAAACACGAGAGGCTCGTGGAGGTCTCCAGGCACCCCGAGTTTCACCTGGTCCAAGGGGACCTCACGGATACGGCGCGGGTCACGGCCCTCATCAACTCGTTCGAGCAGTACGACCGACTCGAGGTTTATAACCTAGGGGCCCAGTCGCACGTCAAGGTGTCTTTTGACCAGCCCGAGTACACGGCCAACGTGGATGCTCTCGGAACGCTCCGACTCGTCGAGGCGATCCATCAGTGTACATTCAGGGACCGTATTCGCTTTTATCAGGCGGGCACGTCCGAAATGTTCGGAAAGGCCCCTGCGCCCCAAAACGAAACGACGCCCTTCTGGCCCCGGAGCCCGTATGGCGTTTCGAAACTCTTCGGGTACTGGATCACAAGGAATTACCGCGAGTCGTACGGTCTGTACGCGTGTACCGGAATTTTGTTCAATCACGAGTCGGAGCGCCGCGGTGAAGACTTTGTGACTCGCAAGGTGACTCTGGGTCTGGCTCGGTACCTCAAGGACCAGAGCGTGCTTGAGCTCGGGAACCTCGAGGCCCAGCGCGACTGGGGACATGCTCGTGATTACGTAGAGGCCATGTGGCTCATGCTTCAGCACGAGCCCGAGGACCTCGTCATAGGAACGGGCCAGACGCACACGATCAGGGACTTTGTAGAGGAAGCGGCGAAGGCTGCTGGTCTCCGACTCGCCTGGAGAGGCCAGGGCCCCGAAACGGAGGCCATCGATGAAACAAACGGAAACGTGGTCATAAGAATCAATCCAGAGTTTTACAGACCGGCCGAGGTCGACCTTTTACTTGCGGATCCTCGTAGGGCCTATGAAAAACTCAATTGGGTCCCTAAAATTTCATTTGAAGAACTTGCGAAACGGATGATGCTCAGCGACCTAAAGGTTCTGGACTCTTAGGACGTACGTGATGACGAAACGGCTCTTCATAGGCCCGAGGCTCTTGGCCGGAATAGGCCAGGTGACGAAACGTTACGCAGAGCTCACGGGCGGAGAGTTTGTGGAGATGGGCCACGAGCCTCTCGAACGCTCCTACGACGTGGGGTTCGCCTTTGTTCTGCCCTTTGAGAACCAGCTCGACCTCGTGGACCAGTACGCGAAACTGTGCAAACGCATGATACACATGACCATTTGTGAGACCGAGACAGTCCATCCGTCCTACGGTCTCTTGGTCGATCGATACCGTACTCTCTACGTCGCTTCAGAATTTTGTAAAAAAGTTTTTCAAAAACAATTTCCTCATGGAGACTGGCGAATCATCCATCTGTGGGCACCCCCGCGCCCCACGAGTCCCCGGGACCTTGGAGGGCCCTATACCTTCTACACGATCGGAAACGTGAACGACCCGAGGAAAAACTTCGGAGCGCTCCTGCGAGCCCTGGATCATGTGCCTGGCGCGCGGCTCCTCGTCAAGGCGACGTGTCTTCAGCCGGTCCGGATCCAGGACCCGCGCGTGACCGTCATCAACGGACTCATAAGTGATGAGCAGATGGAGAATATTCACAAGAACGGACACTGTTACGTCAACTGCTCCCATTCCGAGGGGGTCGGTATGGGGGCCGTAGAGGCTGCTCTTCGAGGCCGGCCCGTGATCATCACGGATTACGGAGGTCTCAAGGAGTACGTCCAGACGCCTTTCGTTGTCGGGTGTACTCTCGGACCGATAGGGTTCGACGACTTTTTGTTCACCAGGGACCTCGTCTGGGGTCATCCGAGTTTCGAGGATCTCGTCAGGCACATGCAAGCCTGTGCCGAAGGTCGGATAACGACCTGGGACCATTCACGGACCGTGGACCTCATGGGCCGCGTCTCCTCCGAACTGGAGGGCCAACCAGATGGTCAAGGCCAGGACCAGTGAAGAGTTCAAAAGGAACCCATTTTGAGTATTTAGATACATGAGTGTATCGTCTATGAGGCGGACCCCCGTTGGCTTGGTGACCACCTTGGTCACGACGCGAACGAATAGAAAATTGATAAAGACCGCTCGGAGAATGAGGTCATGCATTCGTTGATAATTTCCAAGTTTTTTAATCGCCAGACTCAGTAATAGATGGTCGACCTCAAGCGGATGGCCCAGCGTATGAAATTACACAGGGTCGAGGGAACCGTGGTCCATCACTGTGCTCTCCTGGTGAAGTTCCTGGCCGAGGAAGGCGTCACGTCTCGAGTCATTCACGGGTACTGCGTGTCTCCGAACGAGATCTGTGAGCACTATTGGGTCCGGGTCGAGCCGGAGGGTCTGGACATGGACATAGGCTACGAATTGGCCTGTATGTACTCTCCTGAGTTGATGGCTCTGAAGACGGTTCTGGTCGAGGAGTTTCCCGAAGGACTCAAGGACCGGAACGGACGAGAACCGGAAGTGCTGCGCCAAGAAGACAATCAGAGACTTTTTGAGTTGTATGAGACACAGCCCCGGGCGTTCTGGAACGAGTCGCCCAAGAGCGTACGGACGTTCAGACCCTAGACAAACTGAATGAGGCTCACGAGCCCCTGAGGAAGGTTCTTTTTGACTTGCTTGAAAAACATCTCAAAGAGGGGATTCGAATTGTGAATCTCGACCCGGTCCAGAAGGACCTCGTCGTCGGACCGAATCGTGTACAGAAGGTTCACGAGCTGGGCCGTCGTCTGAGCATTCAGAGAAGTGATCCCGACCCCCTTGAGGTTCAGAATCATCACTTCCCTGAGTTTGTTTTTGCGAATATAGTCCTCGACCTGGGCCACGATGGGCTTCAGGCCCCGAGCAAAAGTCTCGGCCTCCTCAGGCGTGTCTGGCTGATTCTTAAGATATTCATTTCCTAGAATCTCGACAAACAAGGTGTCGCCCTCGGGGTAGAATCTGAATATCTCAGTCATGTACTCTACACGACCTTTTTCTTTATTATTAGTATGCTTCACTACGTTCGACTCGGTGCTGTGGCCTACGTATCGGCCCTGTGTTTCGTGATGGCCTGTCTGAGTTCGATCCTCCTGGACCGTTTCACGAGTCCACTTGATACGTCCAAGTCCAAGGTGCGTATTTTCGGGGAGGTGACGTTTCAGTTTGCCCTCATAGGCATCGTGGCGTTCATGAGCAGGGGCCTGATAAAGAAGGTGCCTTTCCCGCTCGAGGGCGCGGCGGGCTACATGCATTCCCAATTGAGTGAATTACGTACGTTGCCTCTATTCGTATTTATATTCATGTTTTTTCAAAAGAAGACCCAGGACAAGATGCGTTTCCTTTTCTAGATGAGTCCGAGCGTCTTGAGCTTTTCCTGAAACTCTTGATTCTCGCCCCGCCCGGCAAGTGCGCGCCAAGACGCACTCATAGGGTCCTTGATCATGTCCTTGAGCAGGGCCACCTCGAGCCGGGAGAGCGTCATGGCCCCGAGCCGAAAGTCCTCGAAGGCTTCACACGTCACGGGGACGATAGGCTTGATACGCTCGTAGATCTGGGTCGCCAAGTCCCGAATCTCCTTTTGGGCGTGATCCTCCATACGAAGACTCAAAAAGTGCAAGAGGTTGTGAAGATCAATTTTCCAATAAAATTCAGTAAAAGTACACTGAGGCAGATGGGCTCGTGCGAGCTCACGTGAGACTCCTTTCTCAAGGAGCTCGTCATAGACGTGGAAGGCCAAATCACAAGCTGACTTTTGTTTCGAGAGGAGGTTCGGGGCCTCCATAGGCTCTTCACCGCCCTGGGGCTTTGCACCCTGCTTACGGAGCTGGTCAGGCAAGTAAAACTCGTCGGGGATGACGGAGTACCGAGCGCTCATCTCGTTGACGGAGGCTGTTCGGTGCCGAAGCCACTGACGCGCCACGTAGATGGGTGCCCGGATATGAAACTTGAACTCGACCATCTCGAAAGGGGTCGTGTGCTTGTGACGCATGAGGTACCGGATCAGGGCGCGGTCGTCACTCACGCTCTTCGTTCCTGCGCCGTAAGAGACGCGGGCAGCCTGGACGATGGACTCGTCCGTCCCCATGGAATCAACAAGGCGAACGAAGCTCATTTTTTGATTAGAATATGATCAGCGTTTTTAAGTGGGGATTCCACCTAAAAACGCTCCCGAACAGGATTGAACTGTTGACATTCAGATGACGGCGAGGTGAACGAAAGATTCACCTCTAACAGTCTGACGCTCTACCGA